ATAGATGTCTTAGTCCACGGCTCGGACGGCTATTTCCACGGGTTATTCCTATCCTTCGAGGAGGAGATAGGCGCTATAATACACAGGGCTTATGTGGAGGACAAGCATGGTAACACGTTTATGGTCAACCCCTTGTTCGTGCGCTTTGTTAACAACTTTAACGACGAATTGTTGTACCGAATGCAGCAAAAAGGTATTACATTAGCGGACGCGAAAGAAATTTTAACACTTTAACACTCAAAACAATGGGTCTAGGAAAGATGGGTAATTGGTTTTCCGTCGGCAAAGAAGTCACGGATATTAAGGCAAGTTTCAACGCGCTTGAACTCAATTTCAAAGAGACACTAAAAAGTTGGCGCGACGAGTTCGGTAAGATCACGGCTCAGATTGCGGCCCTTCAAGCGAGGACAACAAACCTCGAAGACCGTCAGATTGAAACCATAAGACGCATTAAAGAACTTGAGGACTATACAAACGGACTTGAGCAGAAGATTATCGGTCTTCAATCCCGACTTGACAGCCTAAATTCCAAGCAGAATATCAAGTCAAAAGCCACGGGCAAGAAGCCGATTAAGAAAAACCCGCGCAACAAGCCTAACCGTAAGTAATGGACTTCTCGAAAGCCAAATACCGTGTAGACCAACTCGACGACCAAACAAGCGTTGTGACGAGGTATGCCGACCTTTGGCGACACTCGGGAGTCTTTGCCAACAACGAAGGATTGCCGCATGGGATTAACTACGAGTTGCCTATGCGGTATTTGTGCCTTATGTACGGGCCGGGTTCGCCGGGCATTGAGGTCTATCCCGACCTTTCCAAGCGTAAGGATTGGGCTTTGAGATTTTTGAACATTAACCCTAACCACAACAACGAGTATCCTGAGTACGTCAACGATATTGCCTTGTTTAAGAACGCGGCGTTTCGTCGAATGGCTATCCTATTCCTCCGGCTTCAAAACTCAGAGGATTGGTCACTTGCGCGTACTCAGGAACTTCGTTACTACAACTTACTCCAAAAGAGTTTAGAGGACGTATCGGACATTAAGGAAGCCAAGACCTTGCAAGAGGCCATTACGATGTGTAGGGAGGAACTTGTTTCAGCCCGTGACCGCATTTTGATGGGTGAGAAGTCCCGTGAGTTAGAGGGCGATTTGATGCAGTTTTTGGCCGACGAGAATTTGGGCATTATGCCGGAGGAGTACATGGTCGAATGGGCCAACAATGGAAACGTGTTTGATAAAGTATTACCGTAATGGATTGCACCCAAAACCCACATCACAACCTAAACGCCGACAATAAAATGCACTTCAACGTACAATTTGGCTTTGATTGGTCTAAGGAAAAGACTAACGGCGAAATACACTACTACCGAAACGGTGTTTTCTTTGGGATAGAACCCGTCATATTCAGAAAATAAACTAACCCGTGAGTGATTACGTTCAGGAAGATAGTCAGTTCTTAGTCAACCAATATGACGACATTTTGCGACCGCAGCGAATACTATTGCCGTCGCTTACTGACTTCTACTCCGAACAATTAGGCCACCCCGTGTCATGGGATGAAGCCATTAAGTACGTTGACGGGTATGGGTTAAAGCCCGAAGAACAGGTATTCCGGTATCAGACAATGCCGGACAAGATTGCCAATATCATTCCGGTTATCAAGAGAAAGTACGGGGTGTCTAAGGGTAAAACGGTATCGGTCGAAACCGTGTATCAAGAACTCCGCGACAACAAGAAGTACTACGCCGACGAGATAGAATGGATTAAGCGGGAGATTAAAAGGAGGTATGTAGGCTATTGGACGTTTATCAACGGCAAGCCAACGTACATTGACCCGTGGCATTACTTCTACCTCAACTATTGGTCGATTACCAATAATAGAAAGGGTTCAAACGGACGGCCCGATTACCGCGACAACGACCGCAGACGATTTCATTTTGTCCGGTATTGTTATACTACGCATGAAGCATGGTATCAGTACGCGGTATATTACCGTGAACAAGGGTCGCCAAAGATTCGATACTTTTCCAAGCTATACGGCGAGGACGGGGTAAATGATTTCTGCAAGAAGTTATCGGACGCCGGAATAGACTTCACGGTTCGCGGCGAGGACTCTAAGGAAGGATTCTATGTGGAAATGCCCACACGGACGGTTGCGGGGATGATTAACCCCAAGCGTAGACGTAAAGGTTCGACGTCAATGGACTGCGCGATTGGGTATTGTATTGTCACCGAGGCCCGTCAGAGAAACGGGGGTATTCAGAGTTTGAACGACGAGAAAGCAACAACGGTTTACCTTGACCAAGTGATTAAGCCGTGGCAAAAGTTACCGTTCTTTTTCAAACCCGCACACGACGGTTCGAGTAATCCAAAAGAGCGATTGAACTTTCAGTTTCCGGCAGATAGGACAAACTTAGGTGTAACGGACAGGCAAGTTTTAGCCCACGAAGGATGGATAGAACCCCGTGCAAGTGGCGAAAGGGCGTTCGACGGAACTATGCTACACTTCTGTATGAGGGATGAGGGCGGTAAGATTGAAAACTCGGTCTACGACCTCAACGAATGGTGGAGTATTCACCGTAAATGTATCTCACAGGGTTTCCGCTACCACGGCCTATCGCTTATATCCTCGACGTTTGGTGAAATGGATAGCGGCGGTGGTCGTCAGTTTCAGTCTTTGATTAAGGACTCATACTTTGAGGACAGGGATAGAAACGGGCAGACGCGCTCAGGTCTTTTGGTGTATATGGAACCGGCCTTTGACGGACTTGACGGGTTCTTTGATAAGTTCGGTATGCCGATTATTGACGACCCGAAAAAACCCGTGGAAACAACCGACGGGACATTTACAAGCGTAGGCGCAAAGACGGCTTTAGAAAACAAGAGAAGTGCTTTGAGCGCTGCGGGTGACGAGGAAAGGTTGATAAGCGAAATGCGCGACTTTCCAAACACCTTGCGCGAGGGTATGACAACGGGCCGCTCAACGTCGGGCTTTAACGTGGCTATCCTTCGTAATCGTATTTCTTATCTCAGATTTACACGCCGATCATCGCTGACCCGAACCGTGAGTCTTGAATGGAAGGCAGACTTTGGCGGTGACGTGAGAGTTGTGGACGACCCAACGGGAATGTTCCATGTGTCGTTTATCCCTGAGCCGGAACTTAGAAATAAGAAGGTCTACGACCCCACGATTGACGGATGGATGCCTGACCCTTCGGTGTGTGGAAAGTTCATCTTAGGTATTGACCCCTATGGCTTTAGGGAAGAAGATATTGTGTCCGACGGCTCAAAAGGCGCGGGTGCAATGTTCTATCGCCGTGATTATCTGATTGACGACGAAGATAAACCTATCGAACAATGGTCGTCCAATAAGTTTGTTTTGGACTATGTAAACCGTCCACCTGAACCTGAGCAGTTTGCAGAGGAGATGCTAAAGGCTTGTATCTTGTACGGTGCTTTTGCGTTTCCCGAAATGAACTGGCCGCTTATTGCCGACAAGTTCAGAGATTGGGGTTATCATGGCTACCTTTTGCACCTTATAGACCACTTCGGCGCGCCACTTTCAATGCCCGGCATAAAGACTACCGGAGCAAGTAAGACCGATATTTTGAGCCGTGTCCAAGAGTACATTCAGCGTTACGGACAATACGAAAACCACCTTAACATTTTGGAGGATTGGTATGCGCTTAACGGGCCGGACGATATGACCAACCGAGATTTAACTGCTGCGAGTGGTGTTGCTTTGGTAGGCGCTTATTCCAAGTACCCTCAAAGTTTCGACGACCAAAGACCGAAGGATTACGACAGTCCGTTTGGGACGTTTGAGTATTGACTTTTGATTTGCTCAATCATGCTTTCGCATTTAAGAGCCTTTTCAATATCATCAGTGATTGACTCAGTTCCTTTAAGCCCTGCCCTCATTCTGTACTTAAACGCTGAAACCTCAAAGAACGCTACGGTTTTCTCCACGCCATAAACGTCAATCATCATTTGCCACACTTCTTTCGAGTGCTTTTTGTAGTGGTCGGGGTTGGTCTTGTTACTCATGCGCCAAATATACGTTTCTCTAAACATTCTTTGAAACAAAAAATGCTTAATGAAGTGTTAAACTATCTTTGTTAGCAATGATACGCTACGCCGGTACAGCAGTTACGTTTCCTCCCGACGATATTGACCCCGAAAAGAAAGAGAAAAAAGAGTGGGGCAAACGTGTGGCAGATGCGATTTGGTCGCGTTTTTCGACTAACGCAACGTATTGGGGTTACGATAATTCCAACGTCTTCACTATGTATCGTTCATACCTTGAAGGCCGTCAGGACAACGGTGTTTACAAGGATTGGTTCACGGGCGCGACGAAGGATATGCCCGAACTTGCGAGAAAGAACTTTGCAAGAAAAGGATACGCCAACGTGGACTTTCGTATCGTGTCCTACGCCCCAAAGGTTCGGGCCATCATTCAGTCCATACTATCATCCTCGGACTACAAAGTAGAAGCCAATAGCCTTAACCCTCAAAGTATTGCCGAGCGCAAGACGATGAAGTGGCGAATGTTCTATGAGGCTAAGTTCAAGCAACTTAAAGTCAAAGCAGGACTTCCCGTAAAACACAACCAATGGGAGCCTCAGAACGAGCAGGAACTTGAACTCTACGATAAATTAGGGGGCTTCAAATTAGCGTATGAAACCGCTATTGAGGACATCGCACAGCACACTTTCGATATTTCGTCGTGGCCGGATATTCGCACTAAGAGCGTTGACGACTTAATCGAGTGTAACTTCATTTGCGGCAAGCAGTACGTCTGCCAAAAGACAGGAGCGACAAAGATTAAGCACATCGCACCCAAAAGGCTTGTAATGGCATGGGTAGATGATTTGCGCGAGAAAGCCCCGAACTTCATAGGACACCTTGAAAAGTACCGTCTTGCAGAAATTCGCAACGTACTTGTTGACGAGGGGTATTCGGAAGAAAAGGTGCGAGAAGTGGCAAAGACCTACTTCCCAAGCCTCGGACTTACCAATACATGGGAGTTCTACGATGTTCGTGACCCTGTAACAAACAGATTCCGTTGGGAAGACTTCGAGGTAGATGTTCTTGAATTTGAGTATTTGTCTAACGACTTAACCTATTACACAGGCCGAGAGACTAAAGACGGTAAGTATATCTACGACAAAGACACCGAGCGCAAGGAAAAAGCCCCGTATGCCGACGGTCGCAAGCGCAAGACCGATATAGTATCAAACATGGTGATTTACGAGGGTAAGTATATCCTCGGCACACAGTTCTTGTTTGATTACGGTCGTCAGAAGAACATCGTCAAGGAAACTAAGGACGAGGCTAAATCATCCTACTTCGTTGAGCGTGTAGAAGGCATGAGTATTACCGAGCGTTGTTTGCCGCTATACGACGCGACAATGCACTCATGGCTTAAACTCCAAGCCGCGGTTTGGGCAGCAGCACCGAAAGGTTTTGCGATTGACGTTACAGCTCTTCAAAATATTTCACTTGGTGACGGGGTAATGAAGCCCCTTGACCTTATTCAGATTCGTCGTCAGAACGGTACGCAACTTTACAAGTCCTCAATGGTGATGGGTAAGGTTGTAACCGGAGCGTCGTCTATTCAAGAGTTGGAGGGAGGATTAGGTAAGCAAGCAGCCGAATGGACGAATATGCTTGAGTACTACCTAATGAAGATTTTGGACGTTGCGGGTATTACACAAGCCCTTGCAGCGTCGCCAAACGTGTCCTCGGAGAAAGGATTAGGCGTTAGTCAGTTGGAAGTTGACGCGACCAACAACGCACTTTTCCCGCTCAAAGACGCGATGGTTAAGTTCAAGGAAAAAGCAGCCCGTGTCGTTATTGCCAAGACTATTCTCAATATTCGTTTCGACCAAAAGTGCCGTGAGTACTACGAGGGTATCATTGGCCGCGAAAGAATAGAAGCAATCCTATCGGTAGGCGACACAACCCTTGAGCAGCTTGCTATTAAACTCGAAGCGCTGCCGTCACAGGCCGAAAAGATGCAGATTATTCAATCTGCAAACGAGAGCAAGAAGGTTGGTAAGAGTGGCGGAACGGGTATTACCGAAAGCGACTATCAGTTCATCGTTCAACTCATCACGCAAGACCAAGTAAAACTTGCGGCGTGGTATCTCTCACTTAGCGAGGAACGTCAGGCACAGAGAAAGGCACTTGAGGCAGCGGCTATGTTGCAGGAACAATCCGCAGCGCAGGCACAGGCGGCTATTCAGGTTGAACAGGCCAAGATGCAAGCGGCACAGATGTTAGCGCAAGTTGACGTTCAGACCTATGCGGCAAAGGCCAATGTAGACCTTATGAAAGAAATGAAACTCAAGCAACTTGAGGGACAAATAAAGACCGACATTGAGTTGATTAAGGGTGAGCAGATTCTTGAGCAAATACAGCTTGAGGCCACTTTGGAGGCCCAATACGGCAATGAAATCAGTGGAAAAGTATAACCATAAAAACAGCTAAAACAATGGCTTTTGAAACCCTGCCGGAAAACTTGCCCGGCGATGTAAGCACGATGATTGAAAGCGGTATCGCTACCCAAGCGGAGGCTTTGCAGTATCTCAACGAAAAGTATCCGACGTGGGAGGATAAACCCCTTGCGGACAAAGTTGAACCCGAACCTCAACCCGCTCCGGTTGCAGACCCCGAACCTCAGCCTGAGCCTCAACCCGAACCCAATCCTGAGCCACAGCCCGCACCGTCATTTGATTTCGCGGAGTTTGGCGTCATGGACAAAGACGAACTCAAGGCCAAAATTGACGAGTATCGCAAGCTAAAGGAACTTGAGGAGAACTTTCTTGCCTTTGAGAAGATCAAGGGAGATTTGGAAGTGCCGTATGCAAACGAAACAATCGCAAAGATTAACGGCGTGGTTAAGACCCTTGGCGTAAGCGATGTGGGCCTTGCTGCGGAAATCGCGTCAATCACACCCGAAGCGCTCAAGAGCGGCGACCCTATCCACACTATTGCACTTGCACAGGTGGTAAAAGACCCGTCTATTTTGGAGGTAATGAATGTTCGTGAAATCGAACAGGCCATTGCCGAGCGTTTCAACATCGACCTATCTGACAGGCCGGAGCAATACCCACCAAGTCTAAAGCTTGAACTTGCTTCTGCGATTAAATCTGTATCAGAGAAAGTCAATTCAATCCCGACAAAAGGAAACGAAAGTTTCTCAATTTTGTATCAACAACGACAGCAGAGCGAAGCGGCTCATGCAAGCGCCCTTGAAAAGGCGAAGTCTTTTTGGAGCGGTGAGGCGGAGAAAGCGGTTAGCAATCTAAGCCAATTCACCGTGGAGGTGGACGGAGAAAAAATATCAGTGGCGGTTAGCCCTGAACTTCGACAAGCCATCAAATCGGAAATCTCTACCGGATTCCTTACAATTCCCGCCGACAAAGCGAAAGAAACCGTACAGAAGTACATCGAGAACAGGGTTGTGAGTACACAACTTCAAGATGTGATGAAAGCGTATCGGACGCAAATCGAAGGAAAGATTAAGGAGAAAGTTGTAGCCGAGGCTCACAACGGAGGAGAGGTTGTAAGACGCGATAAACCCGCCGAAAAGACAGTTGCACAGCCATACTTCGATGCCGTCAAAGAACACCTTTCAAAATTCAGTAGCTAACAATGATTGCACAAGACCTTAATGTAACCAACGGTCTACTCGCGAATTATGATATTCTCGAACCGTTGTGGTCGAAGAAACTCTTTCAGCCTTACGGCGCACAGGGTCTCGACCTGCTCCAAATGTTTTTCGACATGGGAGCGAAAGAAGCCGTATCACAGATCACCGGAGAACACTGGGAAGAAGACCGTTTCGACACCGCGTTTACCATTAGCAACAACCCCGCAGCGCCGGGTGCAGGTAACAACGTAACCGTTACCCTGACTTCTTCTTACGTTGACACCTCAACCGGAGGTTCATACCCGATTGAGGGCAACCTCGTGATGCACCTGCAAAGCGAACAGCGTTATCAGATCATCACAAAGACTGTTGGTGCAGCCCCGACCTACACCACTCAGTTCGTGCTTCGTCCGCTGCTTTCGACTACCAACGTGGACATCGCCGCAGGTGACACCTTCATCATCTACTCTAACTCCGTACCGGAAGGGTCAGATGCTCAGGATTCACAGGTGTCGTTCCAAACCAAGTATCAGTGGTACTTGCAGGACATCCGTAACGACGATTCGATCAGCGGAACGGCCCTCACTGACAGCCTTAAGCCCGTGTACCGTGAAGACGGACTGACCCTTCGTGGTTATTCTTCTCTTCTCACCGCACAGCTTGAGTACCGTCACCTCAAGGCGATTGTCGGCGCGATGCTTTACGGTCGTCACGACAACAACCTCGCGTCAACTACTTCGCTTGACACCACTATCGGTATGGTTGATGCGTTCAATGGACGCGCACAGACCGAGGACACAGGCGGTACGCTGACCTATGCTGACTTCGCTGCTCTTGAGGCTAAACTCTCAAAAGTTTGGGCTACTCAGAACTACGTTTGTCTGCTTTCAGGCCGTTCTTACGGTCAGATTCAGGACGACGTTCGCGGAGATTTCAGCAACAGCCTTATGAACGCGGTTGACCCACAGCTTGCACAGGCTATCTTCGGAAACGGCCCACAGGCAGAGCAACTGTACTACAACTACTCGATTCAGGGTCTTAGCGTAAATGGCCGTTCATTCGGTACAAAGCGCGTATTGACCTTTGACGACGTAGCGTGGGCGGGTGCTTTGGATGCTTCTTCGCTGCAAGACTACGGTTTTGTAATGCCAGCGGGTAAGACCACTGCGAAGGATGCAAGCGGACGTGAGATGTTCACCAACTATGTAACCATGAAGTATAAGGATTACGGTCAGAACCGCCTTATGCGTATGTGGCCGACAGGTGGTGCTTCTCCTGCTCGTAACACTGCGAAGGATGAGTCTAAGGTTCACGTGATTTCGGAAGTCGGTTTCGACTTTACCAATATCACTCACTGCGGACTGTTCCGTAAGGCAGCGGTATCTTAATCGAACCAAAAACCAAAGGGGGAGGGAAACGCCTTCCCCCTTAACTTTTAATCAATCAAAACCATGATTTTCATTAACGGAAAGAAGGCTAACCGCCTCGACGAAGACAAACTTGCACTGCTCGAAAAGCGATTCCCGCGATTCTTCGACAAGCAAAGCCCCAAGCCTGTAACGCTGTTTTTCACGGCGCAATACAAGCAAAAAGGCGTGAAGGGTATCCCCGGACGCCGCGTTTACTCACAAGTTGACCTTTACCCACCGCCCTATGGCGTTAAGTGCATCAAGAATGTACCTAACGACGGCGGTACGTTTGACGAGGTAGTTTATGCTTCACAGACGCCGAAGATTAAGAACGGCGAGATCAAGTGGGGCATGGAAACCAAGATGAACATTATGCACGGCATGGCGCTTTACCCGAAGAAGGATACTGAAAAGCTGTACTTTTTGTACTTCTACTCAGGTCTTTTTGACAACGGGTTTACGGCTAACCAAAACGCCGTGTTTACGTTTTCATCACCGGAGGCTACAAGTGCTTCACGTATCGAGGCCGCACGTCACCGCGCACGTCTTGAGAACGAGGTTCTGTTGTCCGGCAAGTCATACGACATGGTTAAGAAAGTCCTTGTGGCCCTTGACGTGGATATTGACGGGGCAGAGGAGGTTGACCGTACAAACCTGTACGACTTCCTTGTTGCCAACCCGAAGTACATTGGCACATACGATGAGATTTGCAAGGGCGATAGCAATATTGCCGATGCCGCGAAACTTGTTCGTGAGGCTTTGGAATGTGGTGCGCTTATCTGCGACGAGGAAGGTTGGAAACTTGTCGGCAAGGCAGGTGCGGGTCGTGTGATTGTCCCGAAGTCTGCGGACGAACCCGAACTTTCGTTTGCGAAGTATGTTTCCGAGAACAAGGAAACCGCCACACGGATTTTGACCGCTATGGAGAAGGTTAGCGCGAAAGCCTAACGAGATGTTAAATTAATTGTACGCGACACGAAGGTTAGCGTATATTTGAATCGTTAGACATAGAATGAAGTATTAACCACTTAGCCCCGTCACACGATGGGGCTTTTGGTTTGGTAAAAAGTGTTTAGATACACTCCCAAAATACTGTGTCACAAGGCTTATTTTTGTGCTAAACTCATAGTACGAAATGGCCCTTTTCACCGACTCAGACATAGACGTAACCGTTGTATTCGACGCAGTAAACAAGCGTGTACGGGTAACGGATAACGTGGATTACTCAGACTTTGAGGGTATGCCCCTTGCCAATCTTACGGGATTGGGTCAGATGAACGACCCTGTGAGTGATATTGTCTTTCAGAAACTTGTTGTGAGCGCACCACTCATTAGCCTTTCGACAAGCGCGGTGAATAGTGCTTGGTTTAACCTGCCAACGACTAATTCAGGTCAGATTCTCAACGGGTCGTATCCTTTTACCTATTTTGTGTCACTTGACGTTATCGCTAATGACATTGTGGTATCGCAGATCACGGTAACGACTCAGACCGTTATTCTTCCGGGCAATCACGACTACCTTATCGCGGGTAACACCGTGGTATTCTCAGGTAGTTCAAACACGGGGAACAACGGAACTAAGACCGTGGTGAGTTCGACGTTTGACTCAGGGCTAAACACAACCTCAGTTATTTTCGCTGCGGGTTCGTTTACAAACAACGAAAACGGCTCAAGCGGCACACAGGTAGATATTTCCATTAGCCGCAAATACGAGAAGTCTTATTCATTCACATACACCGGATGCGACGAGGCCGAACTTTGCCTTAGCATCCAGTCTTCCTGCTCAGACGAGACCATTACGTTTGTCAATAGCACGGTTTATCCGTCGGGACAGACCGTGACCACAAGAAGCCAAAAGTTGTTCTATCCCGAAGGACTTACGCCGCCGCCACCCGCAAATCCGGTTGTAAACACCGATGTGACGGTTAATGCTATTACGCTTGACGTTTTGGCGAACGGGCCGTGGCAGGGTACTATTACCGATACGGTTCAGTGCTTGCAGGACGACGAGCTTGTGGTGCAGTATCAGATCAGCGGCACGGTGAGCGCTGCGGTGTCATGCGAGACCAACCTTTGCAAGTACCTTGACTGTATCGAAAAGACCGTGGCACTCGACGCCGCAAGTATTTCATGCGGTGCGTCAAGCGCTTATGCCGACACGGTAAGGCAACTTAACTCATACGTCAATATCTTCCAAATCGCACAGAGTTGCGGCGATACCGATTCTATGGCCGCGGCAGTTGCGGCGATTAAAGGGCTTGTAGGCTCGACCGCTACAAACGACTGCGGTTGTTCTTCCGGCACTTCGGGCTGCGGCTGCGAGGGTTGCGAGGACGGCACGGTGTCATGGGTAGGAAATTCGGCAAACACACTGCTTGGAACAGCCGGAGAGCAAAAGGTTATCTTCTTCACGTTTGAGGAACTTACCGGCGCAGAACTGACGGCTTCGGACACGGTGACGATTCCTACGGCAAGTTTCGGCGTAGGTGATGCCCTTGAAATCGAAATGCGTGCAGAGTTTGTAGGCGCAACGTGCGACCTCAAGATGGAAGATGTGACAAACGGTCACGACTTGCTTAACGGGGTAACGCTTACAACCGGACAGTTTGCAAATATCTTCATTCGCGCCGTGCGTACCGATGTGGACAGCTACACCGTGACACGGAACATTACACGACTGACTGCGACACCTGCAACAAGCGTAACAGAGACCGAGACCACTTACGCGATGAGTGAGTCCTTGCCGCTTGTGTTCGACTTTGTTCCGACCAACGTGAACAACGTGATTTACAATAGCCTGAAATTCACAACCATTAAGAAACCTGCATGAACTTAGGAGAAGGATACAAATATGTACAGCTAAAACTTGCCAAAGACCAATTTGGCGGGTATGTATCCCCGTCTGAGTTCAACACGGCGCTCGAAGCCTTTAATTTGGAGTTCTTCAACGACTACATGAAGGGCTATGAGGCCACGCAGGAATATTCCGACGACCTTTTGCCGTTTGTCAAGACGCTTGGGGATAATAGTAACCCCGCGATAGACATTGACTCTTACGGGTACGCACCCATCCCTACCGACTATGTACGGTACGCAAGGGTCAACGTGTACGAGTTAGACACGACTTGCGAGGGTTCGGTTAAGAATAGGCGTATGGTTGAAATGCTCAACAACGACAAGTTCGGCTACCGGATTACGGATTTTTACGCGCTGACAAAGAGAAACCCCATTGGAACGATTCAGAACGATCAGTTTTACATTCAGCCGACGGGGTTCAATAAGTTGGAACTAACCTACCTTAGATTACCCGTAACGCCCGTATTTGGGTTTACCGTGACCAACGGAGAGGTTATTTACAACCCTGCGACAAGCACCGAACTTGAATGGCCGGAGCAGACGCATAAAGACTTTTTCGAGGGTATTGTCAAGTACATGGCGATTAACCTTCACTCAGAATTTAACGTGCAGACAATAGATATTGAGAAGCCGTGATAACAAAAAGAGACTTAATTGTAACCCTTCAAAACAGATTGTCAGGAGGCGATTGCCCCGACGATATAAAGGGTAAGTATCATCCGCAAGTGCTTGAGCGGGTCTGTGATATGGTTTTCTCAGAACTCGTGTCGAATGACATGAACTTGGCTAAGGATTTAGCTATTCCGTACACGCTAACGCCCACAGAGGTAAACGGAGAGTGGCAAGCGCCTATTCCGATTCCACTTGCGATTAACGCCAAAAGCATAATATTGGTGTACGGTTGCGACCCTTCGGATTGGTATAACGTGCAGGACTCCATTTTGGGTCACTCGATTATGACCGTGCTTAAACCCTATTCAGGCCGTGTGAGCCTTTATCCGTTAGGTGAGGTGTTCAAGTTCACGCGCAAACCCAATTCAACCGTGACCGCGTTTTTGATACCAAACATTAGCGCTATGGACGAGGACGATATGGTTGTGCTAACGGGCAAGGAGAGTACGTTTTTCATGGCTGTTTTTCAGGCTATCCGCATGATGGACGGTCGGCCTATGGAAGTAGTGAACAATCAAAAACCCGACGTAGATGGTTAACGAGAACAATCCGGTTAAGAATATAGAGTATGTGGTTTTATCGGCTCTTAACCGAATGGGGCTTGATATGCAGGAGTACGACCGTTTCGAGCAGATCGGCATTGAATGGTACTCCGAACTTGCACGGACTTCGACCACCTATCCGAGTGTTGAAGTTACGCGGTTTGTCGTTGACAACGGTAGCCGCATATTCTCGATGCCGTCGGATATGATAACGGTTTCAAAGGTCGGGATTAAAAGAGGGGAGAGACTGTGGACATTGACCCGCGTGGATAACCTTTACACCTTGGACGATACCAAAGTTTGCGCCCCCACTAAGGACGAGCAGCAGTCGCCGGACAACGTGACGGGAACATGGTTTATGGGTCACTCTTGGGGAGGTCAATACTTCCCGCCGCGATTTACAGCAGGGGGTGGCTATAACTACGCCTACTATCAGGTCGATAGTGCACAGCGACAGATTAGATTCTCAATGAACGCCGAGCATTTGCCTAACGGTGAGGTATGGATTGAGTACATATCGGCGGGCCGTAACGTAACGGGTAAGACCGTGGTTAACCCTGCTTTTATCGAACCGTTCCGTAAATACATGATTTGGCAAGTTGCGGCTTTTAGCGATGAGGATAAGTTTTACAAAAACCAACAAGACTTAGAACGACAGTATCACGACGCCATGTATAACGCTGCCGGAAGCATAGCACCGACGACAGACGAGATACTTGACGCATTGTGGGCTGTTAGCGGATTCACCTTGCGATGAACAACAAAGAGGAAATACTATTCTTTGGCGGTATAGACACCGATAGCGATGCGCGGTATGTGGCACAAGGCGACTACCGTGAGTCCTATTATTGCCGCGGCATGAGTGCTCACGGCTACGACGGCGCACAGGTGTCGATGATCGGAACAACATTGGTAAATAACGCGGGACTGCCTGCCGGACAGAACCTAATCATTGGCTCTTGCGGATGGGTTGAGGATAGGAGTATTATCTTCTTTTTGTACAATTCCAACCTTGACCATCAAATTTGGAAGTACAATACCGAGGACGAGGCGTTTGACCTTGTGATGCAGGATTCTGTGTTGAACTTCTCAATGCAGCGAAAGATTGTTAACCCGTTTGTGGTTAACGGAGTCCTTTATTGGACGGACGGGTTCTTTGGTAGCTTCTTGGGTAATAACACAACTGAAATTTACGGCTATAACCCACCACGCAGACTTGATATTCAGAAAGCTATTGACGGGGATTATTCGGCATTTACGTTTCGCCTATTAGACGCTGTACGTTGGCCTCCGAGGTTTGCGCCGGACATTCAGACTCAGACCGATACCAACTTCGCCTATAACTTCATTTACGGGCGCTTATTTCAGTTCTGCTACCGTTATATCTACGACGACAACCAACGGTCGGCCCTTAGCCCCGTTTCAGCCCTTGCGCTATACGAGGACGGGTATTGGATGAGTGGTATTGTGGCTAATAACCCACAGCAGGACAACGCCATTGAAATTCAGTACAACACAGGCCCTGAGTACGTGGATAGGATTGAGATTCTATACCGCGAGGGCAATAACGGTATTTGGAGGCTTTGGCGAAGCATTGACAAGGCCGCAGAAGTGTTGCCGGATAACACCACGGAAATTGTAAACTTCTACAACGACACGCTTGGCAACGCGGTTAATTCGGGTGTTTTTCAGTTCGATACATTCCCGATTACGGCAAGGGCGCAGGAGTTTTTGCCGTCTTCTGAGATAGCCTACGCAAATATCCGTGAAGGATATGACAAAGTAACACCTGACATTACAGTTTCGGTCACACCGATTGAGATAGAGGATGAGAACGGATTAGCGCCTATTGTCGTTACGTTCAACCAAGTTGTCGGAGGCGCGGCATCTATTTGGACTTTTGGCGCGGTTGGTTATTACGCATATCAACCCGGCGATGTTATCGTGTTTCAGATATATCCCTTCACATTAGGAACTGCATTTCAGACTCACTTTTTTACGGTAACAACAGAAACAGACTATTCGCTTCTTGTGGCGTCTACGGCGGCTTTTTTAACTGCGGAAGGGTACTCAGTAACCGCAGATGCGCCAAACAGACGAATTATCATAGCGAACACAAGGCAAGCGTTTCTTGAAGCATTGCAAACAGGAAGCGCACCTGTAATTCGACCCGTTCATCCTAAGACCACGTTCAAACTAGGCTCGCGCTACATCTTTGCGATTCAATACGAGGACAGGGCCAATAGGCCCGGCACGGTTTTTCAGACCGAGGATTTGACCGTTGATATTCCGTGGATTACAGATATTGACTTTTCGGGATTCACAAACGCCCGTGCGCCGTTTTACATCGAGATCAAGTTAACGATTGACAACCCTCCGCCGACTTGGGCTACTCATTACCGTGTGGTTTACAAACCCGCAGGAATGGTATTTAACGCCAATCAAAGAACCGTTTACAGTATAGATTCTATTGTTGATAACCCAACACGATTGGCTGTTAGCCTTGAAAATGTATACACGACAGAAAACGTAGGCGCAACTCTTGACTTTACTCCGCAGCCCGGAGACAGGATGCGATTTATCCGAAAGTCTCAGGATTGGGATGTTGCCTTTAATTTTCAGGCTGAATACCTTACTGAATATATAGACCTTCAAATCTATCGGTACGGGCCGGGTGAAGGAGTTAACGGAACAGACCTGTGTGTTGTAGATTATTTTGATTGGTCTACGATAGATGATGTAGTGGGCCTATTCGCATGTAAATCAGCGCTTGTTGAGGTTTACAGACCGTATGGCGAGGACGAAAACAGGCCGTTTTTTGTCACAAACACCGCATTTTCAATCATCGACCCGCATACGGCAAACAGGCGTCATGATGGTGATGTAGCACAGGTACTTAGCCCGCCTTCGGGCGCGGAGGTGTTTCTTAGCGACGATTATCGAAAGGACGGGGATTGGTATCTTCGGGTCAAAAAAATGGACGCCGGAAATGTGTCGTCAGTTCCATTAACCAACGGTATGTGGTGGTGCGAGTCAAAAAGTTATAGCGATTACTTCGTATCACAGGATTATAGCCGTGGAGCACTCGCACCGGACAACCCTAACGGCAATCAGAAACACTTGATCGGAACGGTTATCCACTCCAATAAGTTACTCGACAACACCTTGATTAACGGCCTCAACACAATGGAGGCTCAAAACAGGGTAGTGGTATCGGATGAAAACGGCGAGATTTGCCGAATCATTCAGGACGGATATACGCTTAACGTATTGCAAGACAACAAAGTTTCGGCTATCTACAACCAAAAGTCGCTTGTGTTAGGCGGTGACGGCAATACTAACGTAATAACGTCAACGAGTGCGACCTTTGCACAAGTTAGACCACGAGAACAAACCTACGGGTGTATAGACTCATCGGCTGCAATTAAGGTGGATTGGGGTATTTACTACTACGACCGCTTGAACGCTAAGGTTATCTACATCAACGCCGGAGGTCAGGAGGACTTGACTATCGGCAAATACAAGTGCGTTAAACTGTTTCAGGATATTAACGCGCTTCTCGATACTGCGGAAGAATATTACATCTACCCTTACCACGACGTTGTGAATAGGGAGATTGTGTTTCAGTTCGCTTACAAGGAAGAAGGCCCGTCGGGTAAGTTCACATACATTTACGCCGTGTTCAACTACGTCAAGGGCCGTTGGACTTCGCTTATGCGTCACCAATCGGATT